AAAACGCAATACTCTTCAACAGTCAGTTCAATCTTTTCTTTCAGGCGAAACCCATTGCTATCCTTTTGCATATTGTCTTTTGAAATATGCAGAACCTTCTCCAAGATTGAATAGATATCAGCTTCGCTATACTTTTCTAGCAACATCTTCTCAATAGGAGCAACAGTTGCAGCAACCTTCACATTTGAACTGTATGGAGTGTACATAGTCTCACCTTTGTTTCATTTCAATATAGCCAGGATAACAGATGGTTCAGCATATGTCAAGGGCTTTTTTTCACTTTAATGCGATTGCACCAACAAAAAGGAAGTTCTGCCAGAATGGCTGTACAGTTCTGAATCCAGCACCAAGAATCATGTCTTCAAGTTCATTCCAGGTATTTGGCTTCAGCATATTACGAAGTGTGACTTCTTTAGTCATAATATCTTCAGTGCTAAAGTTCTTTCTCTTATAGTCATAGAAAGTAAAAGTCATCATCTCTTGAATACGAGCATTATTGGCTACAGTTTTCTCTGAGAAGATAAATGCACCACCAGTATTCAAACCATCATAGATACGACCAATAACTTCTTCTCTGTCTTTCATTGGCATAAACTGTAGTGTGAAGATAGATGTTACTAGTGAACAGTTATTGAACTCATACTGACGAATATCTTGAAACTCAAAAGTAAACTGATTGGTATAACTTTCAGTCAGTATCTTTTGTCTTTCTTCCATATCGCTCTTGAAGCCTTCAGCAACCTCTACACCAACATAGTGTGCGTTTGGTGCAAACTCTTTATTCTGTTCGGCCATTGCTGCAATAGTCTTACCAGTAGAACAACCAATGTCAACTACATCTGTATAATCTTCTACAAAGTATCTAGAGAGATTGATAATGTCATCATGTAGATGATTGTATCCACGAATAGACATTTCAATGTGATTATCAAATCCTTCTTCTCTATGAGCAAAAGTAAAATCAGCCATTGTTCACCTCATTATATGGTTTCAAAACATTTTCATAAATCGAATCAGCTACAGCCGCCATCATTTTTGGTGCAACCATTCTACCGATTCTTTCTGCTTGCTGGTCAAACTTGCCAGTCAGAATATAATCTTCTGGCAATCCCATCAGTCTCTTGAGTTCTTTGATAGTCAACTTCCGATTTGCAGCATAATGAAACACACCCGACAAACCCATCTTCTGCCCTTGCTGAGTCAGAGTTGGGCTAGGTAGTTGAATAGCTGGGCGAATCATATTGAAACAAGACGCTTTGGGATTTTCTTGTCTGAACTGCTTGTCACTAGGCTTGATGTGTCTATTTGGATTGAATGGTAGAAAGTCAAGAAACTTCTTCTGAAAAGAGCCTTCAACATATTCAAGTAACATCTTGACTTCTTCTGGGTCATTATCAATATCATCAATAGCAGACTTGATTGATATATGTTCAGTAGTAGTCTTATTTGGGAAGACACTCGCAAGATTAAGAAAGTTCATACCAATAGCATCACAAATATCATTACGAATGCAAATGAAGATTGTTCTTTCTCTTGCTTGAGGTGTACCATAGTCTGCTGCATTTAGTACTGAGTAAGTCACTTGATATCCAATATCTTCAAATGCATTACAGAAAGCATTCAGTTTACCTCTAGCCTCACCAAATGTAATACCCTTCACATTCTCAGCAACAATGACTTTTGGCTGAACATCTTTGGCTACACGAATAAACTCATAGAACAAATCTTCAATAGCAACTTGCTTCTTACCGTCTGAATATGACTTCTCTTTACCCCAACCCTTCTCACGTTTACCTGCAACGGAGAATGCGGAGCATGGAGGCGAACCATCTAGAATGTCAAGTTCACCAGCTTTGATGTTAGCCATCTTCAAAAAGTCTTCACCTGAATACTTCTTGATATCATCAACAAGCACAGGTGTATCTGGATAGTTCTGCTTGTAAGACTCAATAGCTTCTTCAACAAACTCATTAATCAATAGAATATCACCACCAGCAAGACGATAGCCTGTAGAACTACCGCCACCGCCAGCGAAACAACTGATAACAGTAAATCGTTTCTGTGCTGATGCAGACTTTACATCAGCAACTGTATATGGTTCATATGTCAAGTGATTGCCCTTTATTGTTCCAATCGCGTATTACATCCATAATACGTTTTCTATTATAGAAGTTTATTTCTTTGTTGTCAAGTAGTTTTTCAAAATAATCTGGTATACCTGCAGCTAGTTGCAAGTTCTCATGTATTCTGGCTTTAGACTTTTCAAACTCTTTTGCAAAAGACTCTCGAATCTTTTGTTTCTGTTTTGGTGTATTCATTTCATACCAGTCATACTTCATCATAAAATTTTTGACTTTTTGATTTTGTGGATATGGAAAATATGGAGCAATCCACTTTATATTATATTCTCTAGCCAATTGTTCTTGCTGTCTTATACCGACTGGATTCTTTACACCAAAATAAGCATTTCTAAATTCGTCAAATTTTTCTTTTGGCTCTTTATAATGAATGTGTGCTTTCTTAGATACTCCATACCAACCATCAGCACCCCAACCAGTTAAAAGTTCTTTCTGTTCTATTCTTGGATAGATATAGAGAAATGGCCATGTACATTCAACCTGTGTTTTCTTTTCACATTTGTACTGATGAATAAGTGTGAGAAAATCTTTTTCAATATTATCAACTGGCACATCAATAGCTGTAAAGTTCCAATTGAATGCTTTTGCTGTACTTTCTGCATTGAGAAAGTCTTTACTGGGTTTTCCATTTACATAAAATGAATAACAATGTAGTGTCTTACCAAGTCTGTGTGCAGCGAATGATACTGAAATACTATCAACACCACCAGAAAGAAGAACAGCCACATCTTTTTCTTGTGACTGTTCATCAATAAGTTTCATTATAATTTTATCTATCATTGTCTTCTAATCGCCTGTAAAACTCTTTGAAGTTTCAGTTTCACTACTCTGGTATTGTTTCTATAATCATCTTCTGACATCTCTAACCATTGTCTCAGAAACTCTATGTCTTTATCTATATTCATACGAGCCTGCTGAAATTTTTAATCTTTTCAAAACGATATACCTTGTCAAATTTCTCTACAAGTTGGTCAGTCTTGTGGCTAATAATAAACGAATTTGTGCCATCTGTTAGATACTTGATAATCTTGATGAACTCTTCTGTACCATTAGCATCAAGTGAACCATCTAGGATTTCGTCAAGTATCAGCAAGTTTGTGCTGGCACTGTTCTTCATCTTGGCGATTGCTCTCCAAGTAAATAGCAGAGCCAAGTCAATTCTTGTTTTCTCACCTTCTGAGAAGTTCTGGTATGAAAACTCATCACGGTGTCTGGACTTGATTGTCTCTTCAAAGTTCTCATTGATGTTGAAGTCAACAAAGAAGCCCATCTGTGCCAGATACTTATTGATTAGCTTATTGATGATAGGCAGATACTGCTTGATGATACGAGTCTTGATACCACCATCTTTGAGTAGACCAATAGTGGTTTCAATAACAGTTCTTTCTTCCATGAGTTCTTTTCTCTTGTCAGAAAGTTCAACCATCTTTTCTTTTGTAATCTTCTCTTCTTTCTCATTATCTGAGATTAGAGAGTCGGCATTAGTCAGTGTATCAATATGCTTTTCAGTATCAGTTACAATCTTCTGATAGTATTTGATGTTTGATTCTTTCTTGGTGATATCTTGGCGAATGGTCTGTTCTTCACCTAGAAGTCTTTCAGCCTCTGATATACTATCTATGCAAGAAGAAATCTCTTGCTTCATCTTCTCCATAGCAGTATCATACTCAACAACTTTTTCTTTTGTTGAACATACACTATCATGCTTGAACTGATTGTCAATATTCTGAAGACAAGTTGGGCAAGTATCATTGTTTTCATAGAACGCAATGTTCTTCTGTGCTGAAGACTTATTGGCTTCAATCTTGGACTGAAGTGCGATAAGTTTCTTATGACGCTCTTTCAACTTTGCCACATCTGGAATCTGGTCAAGAATACTGGCCTTAGTGATAAGAAGTTCTTGAATGTCCTTGGTGATTGTATCAATATGACTTTGAGCATCAGCAATATCTGCACGATACTTTTCAATCTTGTCATCATTAGATTTCTTCAGGCTCTTGATAGTCTTCTTGATGTACTCCAAATGTTCAAGTTTGGAGTTCAGTTCAAGTTTGTTCTTATCAATGGCTTCCTTGTTATCTTGAAACTTCTGCTTTGCGATAACATTCATTACCGAGAAGATAGAAATATCTAGAAGATTTTCAATAACAACTCGCCTGTCTGCTGGCGTAAGCTGCATGAAAGGAGTAAATGATGCTGAACCGAGTATGACTATCTGAGTAAAAGACTTCATGTTCATCTTCAGAATATTCTTCTCAAGATAATCCTGATAGTCTCTGATAGCCGCACTCTGGTCCAGCATCTCGCCATTGCAGTAGATTTCAAAGATGTTCGGCTTGATACCGCGAACTATCTTGTACTGCTTTCCATTGGTATCAAACTCAATTTCAACATGACAATTTTTCTTGTTGATAGAGTTGACCAACAGTGGCTTGTTGATTTTGCGAAATGGTTTACCAAAGAGGGCGAAGGTAAGTGCATCTAGAATAGTTGACTTACCATGCCCGTTCTTGCCTACGATTAGTGACATGTTGTCTGTAGACAAATCTATTTCTGAGAACAAATTGCCAGTTGACAATAGGTTCTTCCACCTAATCTTCTTGAATGTAATCATTAGATATCCTGGGCTGCTAGTGCTTCTGTATAAATTTGTGAAACATATCTCTGTACTTTATCACATTCTACTGGTAATGTCAAGCCAGAAATATAATTTCTTAGCAGCGTTGGTGTGTCTTGTGTTTCATCCACAATCTCTTCATCATCAAGTTCAAAGTTTGCAGCGTCTTCTAGAACCACAATGTCTGCGGGTGACACTTCATATAGCTTGTCTATGAGTTGGTCAAACGCAAATGGATTTGTCTTGTTCTTACATACAACCTTGACATATGAATCCTTCAGATATGAGTAGTCTGTTTCATTGATAGTCTTGAAGATATCGCTAGACTTTTCATCGTCATAGCCAATCATGTGGAACATTCTGTATGGATTTTCAATGAACTCTAGTTCTCGCGTCTCCGTATCAAAGACAGTAAAACCTCTGGGATCATTGTAATCGCTCCAAGTATGCTCACAAAAAGCACCCAGATACCGAATATTATCCCTGACAGACCGATGGTGAAAGTGACCACTACAAACGATATCAAACTTAGCAAATAGCTTATGGTCAAGGCCATGGTCGCAAAGATGACCTCTGAGCATTTCGCACCCATTGATTTCAAGGTGACCCATACAGATTTCTGATTTTGAGTTTTTGATTGCATTCACTGACTCCTCATAGTTTTCTGGGCAAATCCAAGGCAGCAAGAGAATATCAGCACCTGCGATATTTACTTCTGTCGCTGTATCATAGATATTCACATCATACTTACCGTCTACAAGTTCATGTAGAGCGTTTACTTGATTTGTATTCTTGTAGTAGACATCATGATTGCCCATGATGATATGTGTTTCAATACCATCAAGTTTATCTAAGAAGTCATTTCTTAGGCGCTTGGCTGTGAGAAAGTTGATATACTTTCTTCTGTCAACCAAGTCACCTAAGTGAAGAATATGCTTAATATTGTTTTCTTTCAGATATGGAAAAAAGAACTCTTCAAAAGACTTCTTGAAATAATCTAGAAAGAATAATGAATCATTTCGAATACCGAGATGTGTATCGGTAATAATCGCCACTTTAGCCAATATCAAGCCCTCTTCTTGTTAAGTTTAAAACCCTTTTGCTTCTCAAACTTCTTTACTGATGTATCAATAGCATCACGAATATCCAGAAGTGTGTTCATATAGTTCATACGGATATTCATATTGTCTTGCTCACGAAGCATTGAATTGATTAGCTGTTCAACCTGTACTGGCAGATTTTGTGTCATTGTCTTCATCCTCATAGAACTTTTGTAGCCCCTGTTTACGCTTTTCTCTATTCTTTTCTCGTTTCACTTTTTCTTTTTCTTCAAATCTTCCCATGAAATCATTGATATTATCATAAGTCTTTCTGGTTAGAGAAACGTCACTATGGTTTTCCATCTCTCTGATATTCTCATCAAATATAAACATCTCTTGGAAGTTCTTGTATATTGTATATCGGTTCTTTTCTTCTTTTTGTATTCGTCGTAAGAATGCGTAATGTATGATAGTCGTAAAGTATGCGAATGGATTATTTGTTTTGTTTGGGTCAAATCTATCAAAATATAAAATACAGTTTTCTATACCATCACCAATCATTTCATCTCTGAATGTATAGTTCATGAAGCATGGCTTGTTACCATACTTCGTTGCGATTTTGTATATACATTCTCCAATATAGTTGGAAATAACAGGTTTGTCAAGACCTTTTTTCTCAGCCTCAGCAACTTTTTCGTGATATTCTACAATGGCATTATAAAAATCTTTATTGTTCACATAGTGTGCTTTATTTGACATGATACCTCATTTTTCTCTTGACAATGGGTTGACATAGTAATATAATGGCTATGTCAGCCATGATATGAATAATTATATTAGATATTAGTTAGTCTAGTCAGATTAGCCATCTGCTTATCTAATACTTCTTTCCTGTTTGGCCACTTAATCATTGGCTTATCTGGGTCTCTAGAGAGATTCTTTAGTAGTGGCATGAATATCTTATTGACTGCTTGAAGTCTTTCCTTCAAGTCTGCTACTTCCTCAGCCATAGAAGAGTATTGTGGTGTCTCATTGACAATCTCAGTTTCATCATGCATAGTGAAACCAAAGTCAAAGCTAGTATCAAGGTCAAGATATTTGTTGTTCTTATTAGCCATTAGTGTAACTTTCCTTTATCAGTTTTTAGATAGTCAAGCATATCTTCTATGGTGACATTTGCATCATCATCGTCAACATCTTCCATTAGTATCTCACTCTCTTTTTCTTTGAATGAATCTAATGTAGAATAGTAATAATCAAACATTCTGTCTGAGACTTCTACAGAGAAAAGTACATCTCTTTCCTTTATAGTTATCTCATCTTTTTCAGTGATACTACCAAATACCCATTTCACTAGAAGAACAGAAACATATCCTGGATTTCTAGTGGAGTTATTATATACTACTTTCAGAGGATGAGCAAGTACATATTCTTTATCATCTACATGAGTTGATTCAGAGATAATATCTTCACCAGTCACTAGTCTTAGCATCTTTACACTAGTTTCAATCATGACTAACCTTTCAGTTCTATTTTATATATCTTGAACTTGAACTTCTCTTCATTATATATATTAATCCTCTCAGCGAAGTGTTTGAGCGTATAGTTCTCACGCTTCTTGTGCCTCATATCATCTGCTATGTCATAAAGAACTGCTTCAGATTTGGCATCACCTTTTCGTAGGCCTCTACCAATAGACTGAAGGTTCCTAATTCTGGATTTTGAAGGTGAAGCGAAAATAATATTATGTAGATTGCGGATATTGATGCCAGTAGAGAAAGTACCATAAGATGCAATGATAATCGCATCAGTCTCTTGCTCAACAATATGTCTAATATCTTCTCTTGCATCTGCTTCAGTTTTTCCATAAACGAAAAAGACTTTTCTGTTTTCATCAACTTTGTTTGATACCATATCATGGAGTATCTTCCCGTGTTTATCAACATATTGGTATAGAATGAGTGTATTACCTTCTAGCGATAGTGCTAGATTGGAGATGAACTTGTTTCTTGCTTCATTTAGAACAAGATATTCTATCTCTTGCTGATATGTAAATCCTTTTGCTGCTTGACAAATACTATCATTGTGCTTCAGAAGTAGGCACTTGATATGAAACTCTGATAGATGTTTCTTGTCCATCAGTTCTTTAGTTGTGATAATCTTTCTAACTGTGCCGAATAGACCTTCTAGAACAAGTTTATGTGTCTTTGTGCCATCAAGTGTACCAGTAGTACCTATTCTAAACTTAGCATTGACTAGATTAGTCATAATATCAGTTAGTGACTTTGCTTTGAATAAGTGTGCTTCATCTCCGATTACGGCTTCAAACGATTCGAAATATCGCTTAGGCTCTTTATATATTGACTGCCATGTTGAGATGACAATCGGTTTATCTGACTGCTTATCTTGGCCTCCAAAGATTCTATGAACATGCACATCAGAGTCAAAACCGTAGTCGGCAAAATCAGAAGCCAACTGAGACACAAGAGAAATAGTTGGCACAATAATAAGAGTGCGCTTAGAAAGACCTTTATCATGCAGATACCTCAATATCATGTAGATGATTAGCGACTTACCAGATGCTGTTGGTGAGAGAAGCATTGCTCTGCGAGTTCTGATAGCATGAACAAACGCATCCATCTGATAATCTCTAGGTGTGACTTTGTTCAGGTTTAGAGACTTCGCAAAAGACTCAGCTTCATTGAGCGAAAACTCTTCATCATAATCCTCATTCTCATAATCAAAATCATACTCACGAATCTGGCAGAATCTGATAATCTCAGGCACAAGCCCACGATAGACCATATTTGTTCTAACATCAAACAGGCGGATCTTTCCGTCCCAGAGGCGAGCCTTGTACTGTGGTGTGAACTGATATCCTGGAACTTGAAATGTGAAGTGTTCTCTTAGTTCGTATGAAATGCCATCTTCACATTGAATATGAACATATGCTTCATTCACATTTCTGATGATTAGTTTATCCGCCACGCAAGAACCTTTCATAATCAATATATGACTTCAATTGCCAAGTACGACTATTTAGTTCCTTCAATACAGCCTTACAATATTCTACAATCTCTTCGTGCATTACTTTCTTGAGCAGAATATTATTGAGTTCTTCATCTGCTTCAAGATACATGTTTACATCACGACCAGTCTTTTTGACGAATATCTCCCAGCCAGTTTCTTCATAATCTTCTTGGCTGAAATCACCTTTGTAATATTCAAACTTCTTGGTTCTTAGCTTATAATACTCACCAAGAAGTTTCTTCACAACAAGAGTGTGATGGGTGAGTACATTCAAGTACTTTGAGTGTAACTTTGGAATCCTAGCAAGTTCACGATTGATATCTGTTTCATCAATAACAGAATCTTTGCTCCATTCTTCCATGAGTTCATCAACTTTGACAGGTGCTTTCATTCAATACCTCCATAATACAAACTTATACTATATCACACTTTTCAGTGCTTGTCAAGTGATATCTCTATCAAACTCAAAAGTATCAAATCTGAATGTCAAGTCTGATGTTGGAGTAACATCTGGAGAATCCGCTGTATTGAATGATACTGCACCTAGCTGAATGGGGTGAACATTCTTGAACTTGATTCTGAAGTTCGGTAAGTTAGCATTAGTGTTTATTGTAAGAATGCCATCATAGTACTTATCTGGTGTACCAAGTCTTCTTGATGCATACTGGTCAAAACTTACTGGTGCTGTGAGACTGACTAACCAGTTATGAGTTTCTTCCCAAGTTCTCATGTCCTCATCCATCAAGAATGTAATAGTGAATGGCTCATAGATTAGTTTATCACCATGTCTGTATGTTTCAGACATTGGTGTTGGTACTAGAACTTCACTAGTAGATATACCTGGCATCTCTACTGTTTGACAGAAGTATCTTGCAAATGGTAGATTAGGAATGATGAATGTAAACTTAGTAGGCTGAAGAAAGCTACTATTATCTGGTATTCTATTGAGTAGAGATTGTGTGGTCATATTAGTCTCCTTATATGACTATTTATAAAAAAAGAGAGGGCCGAAGCCCTCTCTTCTAAGTTACCTCTTATAATCTTATTATGTGAGGTTGCGAACGCGGAAGATGCGGTAGTAGATGTTGGCCTTATTAGCTTCATTACGACCACCGATAACACCATCGCCAGCAGCAGTAGCGAATGGGTTAGCGACCATGCCGTAGCGAGTCTTGAAGCCAATCTTTGGCTGGAATGTGTCCTGACCAACTGCACGAACCATCTGTAGTGGAACGTATGGGCAGTAGAATAGACCAGC